TGATTGGCAATAGTAAAATCATTTTGTGACATATTCTAACCTCATGATGCTAGTTCTCCATACCCTCTTACCACATAATCAAATGTTCTGTCTATTGTGGTATTTGAACTGTTAAAAAATTCTATAGTAAAACCAGTAGCACTTTTACTTGTTATAGCATAATAATCACCACTAGCCAAGTTACTTGCAGAAATACCTACTCCAGATATTTCCTTAAATGCAGGACTAAATGTTATCACTTTGCCATTAGTATCAGTTCCACTAGCAATATCTTTTTCTGAATATACCCTTTCTGGCATATCTACTTGTACTGATAAACCAGTAACTTTAGGTGATGCTTCAACATCATCACTTATTAAAACTGCCCTAAATTTAAATGCCCTACCAGTATAATCACCGACATTAAACTTCTGAAAATTAGAGTATGTGCCACTTACTGGGTCTCCGTTTGTTTTAGCTATCTGTAGCTGTACATTTACATCTCCAAAGGTATCATTAGCTCCATCAAATAAACCCTCTCTAGCATCAAAATTTCCACTAGCATCGTCAAATAAATTTACATAGTCTTGTCTTTCCATATTTACAGTAGCTGTTATTCTACTACTATAAACACCACCAGTATCTATGTATGTATCAAAGTCATATGTTCCACTTGATAAAACTGTACCTGCACCACCATCAAAGTTTCCTAAGCCATCGTCAAAATCACCAGAAACACTATCAAACAAGGCTGTTTCTAGTATTAAGGCATCATCAACTACAATAACATCTGTTTTAGTGCCTGTAAAAGTTGGGTCTTGAGTTGAACTTGCAACCAAGTTTAGGTTTTTAACATTGTCTATTAAAGCCACATTACTGGTTGCATTAAGTGATTTTAAACCAATTTTATCAACTGACCTTATAAAATATGTGCCAGTTAATGCAGGAACAGTTACTGTATTTGCAGGTCTTGATACCTTATCAATTAATGTTATAGCATTAGAAAATATAGCTCCAGTAGTTAAAGGACTATGTCTAATAATATAATGTGATAAATCTAAATCTGGTACTGGTGTCCAACTTAAATGAGCTTCTGTATTTACAATATTAACTTGAAAGTTTGTTACATCGGCAGGAGGTGCTGTTTTACCTACAACTTGATGCTGTGCTGATACAAATACCGACCTACTAATAGATGAAACTGACCTTGCTCTAACATCATAAATAGCATTATCTTCTACGTTAGCAAGCTCAAACTTAGAACTCGCACCTCTACCTAAGTTAATATAAGCAGTATCTGTGCTTTTCTTAGCTTGTACCTCAAAATCCACTATAAATTCATCTGTAGCTTGTACATCAACTAATAGAACACTAATAGCTTCTTCATTTAAGGCTCTTAGCTCATCTAATACCTCTATAACTGGTGCTTGAACTATAAATGGATTTGGTAATGTCGTATCTGGTATTGTTGGTATTGGGTTCTTTTCATTAAATGTATAAAAATTATCTTGGTGTTCGAACAACTGGACATTTACTGTCAAATCTTCATTAATTTCCATACCCAAAACTCTAAATGGTTTAGCATCAAATCCACCTGTTGGATATGTAATAGCTACAATATCACCTATTTCTAATTCTAAAAACTCTGAGGTTAATGTTAGCTGTATCTGTAATTGGTTTCTGGAACGTCTTAATATAATCTCACATAGTGCTTCAGCATTATATGTGTTGGTTACGTTAGGGAACTGGAAATTACCCTCTAATAGTGTGTTATTGTCTTCAGCAAGCATTGTAGCGTGTTGAAAGTTTGTTTCTACGTTACTATCATCAGCAGGGGGGAATGTTACTGTATCGTTTTGATAATTCTTAAAAGGGTTTACAAAAGTTCCTATAACTCGATTATATTTATTGTTTTTTCTCTCACCTAAAACTTTAGCACCTCCAACAACGTGGTCTGCTGTTATGGTTTTAATAGCTGAACCAGTACCCTCAATTTTTACTTTATAAACACCATTATTATAAGTAAATAAGGCACTCATTGGATTTGTTAGTTTTTTAACGTTTTCCAATACTTTTTGGTCTGTGTCTAATACAGCATTAGTTTCAAACTTTATAATTGCAGGCACTTCGTCTGTTACATATTCACCATTTGAAAAAATAGTTGATAAATCTGTAGAATAAACACCACCACTTACACGCCATCTAAAAGTTAAACTTCCTCCAGCTGGAGCATTACCATAATAAATCACTATAGGATATATACCACCACTTGTTAGAGCTTTACTTCCAGACCTTGTAGTATTAGCGTGCAAACCACCATTATTTACAATAAGTTTAGCAGTTCTATCAGCTTCTATTTCTTTTAATAAATTATCTACAGTTTGACCATCATCACCAATATAAACATGACTAGCATCATCTGAGCTTGTTTGAAATTCAAAGGTTTCAGAACTTGGTGCGTTTATATAACCAAAATATCTATCTGAACTATATTGACCAGTTCCAATACCATTTATTGATGTAATTTTATCGGTACTACTAAATGACCTATTTATAAAGAAAGTTGTTTGGTCATTATAATAACCATTAAAATCTTGTTTTGTAATCCCTGCAACTGGTGTTACCACCTGTGTTCTAGGAACTATTAAAGTATCTGCTTCATTAGCTGAAGTTTGAAATGATGCAAAATTAGGCTCAAAAGCATCATCTGGTAAGCCTTTGCCATATCTTGTATTTCTTAGATAATCCAATAAAACTAAAGCAGAATTTTGGGAGTATTTAGTTGTAGCATCTCTAGGGTCATAAACCTTTTTTCCTTTTAAAACCACTTTAATATCTGGAATAGAACTAAATATATCTTGATTCCATTTTAATCTAAAAGCTAAATAACAAACACCCCTTAATCTATGATTTGTAGTCCAATTTATTGAGGGTGTTAGGACTGAAGATGCTATTTGGTCATCTGTGCCATAAAAGGCTTGTACCTGCACATATGAAGTACTACCTTTATAAAAGTTTAAATCTCCATAACTAACTTCCCTAACAACTCCATCATCTAAAGCACCATCAAATATTACCCTTTTATCATCTAGGTATATTTCTTCAATTTCTTCTATTTCACCCTCACAGACAACACCTGCGATATATAAATACTCGTTATCTGAACCAGATGACTCAACAAAAACACGAGTAATACCTACTTTTCTTCTTCCATAAACAACTGGTATTTGAGCATTATTAGACTGTTTATTGATTAATACACCACGAACCTGCTCAGAAGCTCCAAACTCTGGCACATCTGGAATAGGCAATAGCCAACCAATAAAGTCATTTACGACATTGACAACAGCATCAACAACGCTACCCATTAGTGAAAATCCCTTTTAAACTTTTGTCCAACCCTATAAACACCATCATCAACTCTGCACCAGTTTATTGAATTATTGACTTTCAATTCTTTTTTAAAATAATTATACACCCATCTCATCATAGCAAAAGTATTATCTATTGATAAGATATCAATTAACCATAAGTTATTACCAGAGTTCCATTCATTCCGTTTTATTTTACCAGTTAATTTAAATCTTTCTTGGACTAAATGATGTAAATATGCCCAATTCACAAAGCCAACTATACTATGCTCATCATAAAAGGTTACATATTGATTTAGCTCTATTGATGGTTTTAAATAATTCTCTATCTGCCTTGTAGATTTATTTTCATATTTCTCAAACTGCTTAAACAATCCTACAACATCTTCCATCATGACCTACCCCACTTGATATCTTGAACTGTTTGGCTTGCAAATTCAAAGCCCAAGTCATCTGGAAAGTGTAGTTGTTGTGAACCTGTATTTGTTTTTCTGCCCTCTACTTTACTAAAATCAGCCCAATGAGAAGCAATAGACACGTTAACCCTAGAATTATTAATGGTTTCATTAATACTAAATGACTCAATCCTGCCCTTAAATAACAAAAATGGGTCAGCTATTAGGGCTTCATTGCTATCTATAAACCCTTTATATATTTCAGCTTCTTTTTCTAAATAAGGATTGCTTAGAAATAATGAGGTTATAGTTTGGTCAGCACCTGTAAAAGTAACTGTGATATTACTGACTTGTATTTCTGAAGATTCAGTTACTGCCGACAATTTAGTAAACAAAGAAGATGCTGTATATGTATTACTATCATAAGTTACGTTTTTATAATGGTCAGTAACCCTTAAACCTAAACCTACATTAATATAAATAAGGTTAATAGGCTGTAGGCTATCGGTTGCTAATTCGTTTTTGACTGCTGTGGTTAGGTCTCTAGCCATTTACAAACTTTCTATTAAATCAACCTCATAATTATAAAGGTCATTAGTTATAATAGAATATTCTTGAACATCATTTGCCAATCTTACAAAAAAAGGCACATTATCATAGGTTAATTGAATATCATCAGCTACATCTTCTCTCAAAGGTGGTTCAAAGGTTAATGTTCCAGAGCCTGTGCCATCTGCATCTAAATCTTCTACTGCCATATAAACTTTTTCATGACTGGCGAATTTAAAGTAATCCCCTGCCTTTAATATATCATTAGTGCTTACTGTCATGCCATCTATAGTGCAAGTTGTAGCTCCTGCACTTATAGCACCATCAACACTTATCGTGCCTGTAGCGACACCCTGTGCATTAGAAACAACTGGTGGTATTATAGTAAAAGTATTTAACCTTGCCCTCTGCTTCATTAAAAAGGCTTTAATGGGTGCAAAGTCTGTTCTCCTCATAGGTGGATAAGATAATTTTAGAGTGAATTTTTGCCCATCAATCTGTCTAGTTTGAACCCTACCAGAAGTTGTGGTTGTCACTATAGTTTTTTGCTCTGAACCTATATCAGCACTACTTGCTTGTGGACTTGTTGGGAATTGACCAGGCATTATACAAGCACCTCTTTTCCTTTTTCATTTAAGGCTTGATTAATAACATTGACGATAGTTGCCCTACTATTAACCAATAATTCACTAAACCCAGTAGCATCTACTGTAGTTATATTAAAATTAACATTAACCTGCTTGCCCATTCCACCTAGCTGACCATTTGGCACTACATTTGAGGGTTTGTCAGGCACAACTAACTCTGGTCCTGCTTCCCCAACTAAATAAGGTTGGTCTTGGTTCATTCTACCACCAAGTCTTCTACCTTGATATTTAGATGACATAATAGTAGCCACTTGAACAGCACCTAAAGCACCTATAGCAATAGCAAGAGGGATATTCATTGAACCTAGTGCTGCGGTTACACCTTGAGCAGTACTCATTATAGCATCAGCTAATTTAAATGCTTTATTTAATTGAAATGCTTTTTTATTACTTTGTGCTAATTGGTCTAATGCTTCCCTACCAACTTTCATAGCTAACTTGGTTTTGTCTTTACCAGACATTTCCTCTAATTTAATTTCACCTGCTTTACCATTCTTTATTAAATTAAAATTATCATCAAAAAGTTTCTTTCTAATATCCATTTCTTTTTGTGCAGTTTCATAAGCAAGAGCTATTTTGTCTTCTGCTCTAATTCTATCTAACTCAGCTAATAATTCATCTTGCTCTTGAATTTTCTTATATTTATTCTGAAAAGACTCTTCTTGAATTTGCATTTCTAAACTTGCGAGTTCTTGTAAGCCAGTTAATCTTTCTTCTTGTGAAAAAGTAGGTTCAAATCCACCCATACTAGCATCAATACCCAACATAGTGCCATCAGTAGCTTTTGCTTTTTGTTCATTTAAATCTTTTATTGCATCTGTTTGTTTTTTAATTTTTGTTGTATTGATTTCTCTAATTTCTGAATCAAAAATTATACTGTTTTTATGTGCATTTATTTGATTTATTTCTTCTTTTAGAGCTTCAATTCTATCCTTTACAGCTTTTTCACCTTGATATATTGAAAGACCAAACTCACCATTAGCCTTAATAGCTTCCTTTCCCTTTTCCAAAAAGGTCATATTTTGTATGGCATTAAGTAGTTTTGTTTCCTCTGCTAATTTAGCATTAGCTATAGAAAGTTTATCTTGATTTTTTTCAAGTTGTTCTACGATAGGAATGACTTTATTTAATTCACTTAAAAGACCTATTGACCTTAAAAACTCTTTTGTTTCTATGATAGATTCTTTAATAGAGCGAACCATATTAGCTAAAGCAGGTAACATAGGATTAATGGCTTCAACCATAAACTCTTGAAATTCAGCACTTAATGCTTTCATAGAATTTGCAAAACTAGTATTTGTTCTTTCTGCATCTCCTTGAGCATCTGCTGTACCTGCAATAATTAGGTTTAATCTAGCTTGCACTTTTTCTGCATTAGTTATTTCATCAGCAGTTTTTGTAATACCCATTCTAAGAAGCTCTTGTTTAAGTGTAGCTTCTGTAATTACAACTCCAAATCTTCTTACTGTTTCATGATTACCCACTAATGCACTTTGGAAAGCCATCATAGTTTCTACATCACTAGCATTGTTAAATGATGCTACGTCAACTGCTAATTTAGTTAGTTGGACTGAAAGTTTTGCTGCTTCCTTACGAGCAAATCCCATAGGAACAAATGTATCTTGTATAGAAGATGCCATTCCCTCTAATTCAAAGGTGCTTCTTCCTACTGTGTCACCAAACTTTTCTAATTGAGTTCTAACGTCTGTAACAAATTTACCAAATACAACCGCTGATTTAGATTGCATTTCTTCAACAGAACTAGCCATATTTACCATCTCAGCACTAAACCTAAGTGCTTGAAATGCGACTATACCAGTAACAACATTTCTAACAGTATTACCTAAAGCAGAAAATGATTTCTGTTGATGTGATACAGATTGTTGGACATTATCTTTAAGTTTATTGACACTATTAGTGGCTGACTGCATAGCTTTTGCAGTCTTATCTTTGGCTAGTATGTCTATGTTTACTTGTTTGGTTGCCACTATCTTCTAGCCTTTGCTAATCGTTCTTGTCTTTCTCTTTCATCACTTTGTAAAGCATAATATGCTATCCACATATTAAACTCACTCACAGACATTTGCAATATTTCAGAAACAGACTTATGTAGTTTTTCGGCTAACCCAAAAAGGTTATGAAGTTCTGGGTCACTTTTTAGTTTTTTTTATTCTCTTCAATATCGTCATTACCAGTCCCCATAATTTTAGTGGCTACGTCAGCAATTACATTAGTGTCAGCTTTGGTTTTAAATGCCAAAACATGACTAGCATTAAACATTTTATCACCATCTTTTGTTAATGCTTTTTCTATAATTACATCAATTAAAACTATGAGGTCAGTACCAGAAGCACCCTTAAAAATTTTCTGTTTTTCAAGCAT